ACACAAAGTCCGCCAAGATGGAAGTAAAAGAAGAAAAAGAATTAGAGATAGATAGAACTAGCTTGACTTTGATGCGGAACCCACTTATATATCTTTATCCAAACATGTCATCCTCCACATCCAGACCCATGTTCTCTGACAGGAGGTCTCTGCTCTTCCAAACTATTCGGCTAGCATCTCGCTGCAAGATGGAAAACAAGCGAGACACTTCCTTCTTGTACTCCACAGGGGCTTCACTTTCCTGGAATAATTTTCTGAGACCATCAAGGGAGAGCTTTTGAATGATGTCCTCGACCAGGGAGTCAAGCAGGAGATGATGGTAGTACTTTGTGTTCATTTCTTGCTCAACGCTGAACATGCCAAAGGGTCCTAAGTTGTATTCCTCAAGATAATCTTCATCATCGAGGGAGAAAGTGTCCAGCCCACCTAGCCAAGGTTCTTCCTCGAGATCAAGATCATCATTCAAACCTGCCTCGGCAAAAAAGTCAAGCATGTCTCTGCTCAAACTGTCAAGCATTTTCTGGGTTGCTCTAGAGAATTCAGACAAAAACACACCTTTCCTCCTGAGAGCAGACTCCAGAACATTCTTGAAGCATTCAGCCAGCCTGTCATTGTCAATGGAAGCACTGATCCTCTCACGGTTGAGAATTCTGTCCAATAGCCTGTCAATGGTGTTGATAGGCAATGCTCTCATACAAATCCATGAAGTGCTGGGTTCTCTGCCATGGAACTTGTGTCTTGGAGAGAGTGACATCAACTTGAATGCATTTTCATCAGAGACATCTGTGTCTTTCACAGTGTAACTGAGGATGTTGAACATTCTTTGCCCTGCCTTGGGAATAGATTCTCTGTAGGTTAAGTTTAAGGTGTTCCCTCTTACTCTGAACTCCAACTTTGAGGGATCCCAGCAGATTGGTCTGAATATTCTTTCTCCAACGATGAAAATCGGAGCACCCAGTGTCTGTCGAGAGCCTGAAATTTTGAAGTTGAACATGTAGAAGGATGCCTTTGTGAATCTTTGAGACTTTGAAAAGTCTTCTGTGTTGAACACCCCCATCTCTTTGCACCAGGAATGGCAGAAACTGCTTAGGGTGGCAATGCTTCTGTCTGAGTTCACCGTTATTGACTTCAACTGGTTTATCTTCTGCTTGGGCATGTAGGTGATGACCAGCTGCACCTGGAAGCCATCAACTATTCCACGCCACACACCATCGCCAGTGTAAACGATTCTGCCATCAATCTCCTTTGGGGTTTGTGGAGAGGTGAAGCCTCCCACAACTCCACAGTTAGCCATTTCAATTCTGTTGAAAATGATGTCTGGCCCTCTCATGGAAAAGAAGTCTTGGAAAAGTGACAACACATTGCTTCTTGTTTTCCCATGGTTGGGTTTCAAGAGAATAGGTTCAGAGCTGATGATGAAGTCCTTGCACATCTCCAGCCTTGTGTCATCTGTGTATGGCCCAGTCACGGTCAGGAATAGTGCATGTTTCAAAATGCCAGCTGCTTCAATTCTCTCCAATGCTGCCTCATCTGGAATATGAGTCAGCACAAACCTAGGAAAGAAGTTGTCTCTGATGGCAGTTGATACATTGCTGATTCCACTGGATTTTTTGATTGGAGCACCAATGATCCTGATGTCCCTACCTTTCAAATCCAATCTGCTGAAGAAGTTTCTCAGCTGGACATGATGTTGGAAAGGGGATTGTTCCAGTGTCTCAGCAGGGTTGTTCTTCAGCCAAGGGAAAACTGCTGTCAGATGATCCCACTCCTCCTTGAATGTTCTGGGAGTCATTCTCGTCCTGGTGAAACCAAACCACATGTCTGCTATGAGGTCCTCTGGACGTGCTCTCAAAAACCTCTCAGTTTCCAGGATGTTTATTCTAGTCTGAGTGATCACTTTCTTCTTTGAAATGAATTCACCATCAATTTTCATGTAGCTCCTTAGGTGGGTCTGCAGCTTTTCAAACTCAGCCATCATGGGAAAAAGAGTGGACAGTTGTGCTGGGGTGAGCCTCGAGTGTGCATCCAAGTCTGGTTGGTTCATCACCTTAAAGAGAAGGGGCCTTTTGAGTTCATCTTCTTCATCATACAGCCATGCCAATCCATCACTCAGAATGTTTCTGCTCAGGATGTAAACTGAGGATGATATGACCCTGATGATGCAGTTACCTTTTGAGAGCGAGTTAGACACTCCTGGGGAGTGAATTTTCTCGGCAATCCTCAAACTCACTTCAGTCCCATCTCTAGGCCGTCTGTAAACAATTTCTGGATTTTGATCAATGATTTCCAGCCAATCCTCAGGCAGATTCAGCCTGTCAACCAGTCTTTGCCATTTCTTCCTGTCGCCAAACCTTATGATTGTGGATTGAACAAATGTTCCAGAGGTTGTTGTATCCAGAGTTTTCTTTGGAGCAGCACTGTCAGAGTTTTGGATGGCCTCCAGAAGACATCGGTACCTTGATCCAAGAATGCTATTTTGCACTGCAACCCAGACATTGTACTTGAAGCCAGATAGTCCACTCCCAAAAGGATGATCCATGAGGAAGAATCCCAGGGATGGATCCTTAATCTCTGAAACAAGTTTTATGTACTCTAGAAACAAAGGTGAGACTGTCATCCCTAGCAAAGTGTAGTGGAGCAGAAGCTGGCCATACTGACAGAAAGACACAAGTGAGAAGCTGCCTCCACCCTCAAGAACAGATGTCAGGTTGTTATACATCTCCTCTTGTCTTGATGCTAGAGATTCCTGCTCTGAAATGGTGTCGCATGCTGTAATCCATCTGAGCAGAGGTCTGTTGTGGTTTATGTGGAAGAAGAATTCTGAGTTGAATTCAAGAAGGTGCAAAGTGTTGTTCGTTGATTTGATGGAAGAGTAGATACCCAAGTATTTTCCTATGACCTTCTTGAACTTGAAGACCAGAGCAGATAGGTATCTGTACTTTCCTGTTGAGTTCTTGTCGGTTGATGGGAAAGAGATCATCATTCCAGAGTCATCAGAGCTCTGCAAAACATCCACTAGCACATCTGGTCGTTGATCCACTGACACCTTTGATCTGATGAATCTCTGTGAGAAAGTCCGGAGCCACTCTTGTAACACTGTGTGCAATAGGCTAGAGGTGTAATGCAGGATCCCCTGCATCATGCCAGTCTCAGTCTGAACAAAGGCTCCACCTCGTTGCATCCATTTTGGTTGATCCTCTAAACTTCCATGATAACCTCGGTGAATGAGTTGAAGGTATCGGTTAGAAGTTTCAAGGGTGGTGTGCGCATCAATGATGTTGATCAAGCTTTGATCAATCATTATGCGCTTTTTCATGAACATAGAGCATCCTCTGATGATGAACCCATGGAACAGAGGGTCTGTGAAATGGCACAACATCAGAGCAAACTTGGTCACATGGTGGCACTGGTTCCACTTTGCTGCATCATCTGATGTGGCCACTGTCTCATGGTGTATTCCGCAGGTTTTTACAGCTCGCAGTCCGTGTGTCTCAGGTATTGCCAACTTCTGTTTGGGGTTAGTGAGTGTTTCTGACTTGAATCTCTTGCAAATTTGTCTGGCAATAGTCTCAATCACTAACTGGACCACTCTCTCCTCAAATCCCAGGACATAGATCTCGCGGAGACCTCCATGTTGAGGCTTCTTGAACAAACAAATGTGCATGCATCCTTGACTTTCCACCTTCTTCAGACACTCCTCCATTATGTGGTGGACATGTGAGCTGCTCTTCTTCACATACTTGCTCACCTTCTCCAGCACTTTGCTCCTGTGATAAACCTTACCATCAGTGCGCTTTTGATACCATTCTTCGTTAAAGTTGCTGGACGCCTTTAGTGTTGCTAGCCTCTCTAGGTCCAAACTGGCAATGGCGTCAACAATGTCTCGAGAGATCATAGCTTTGAAGGACTCTCCCCAATTCTGTCTCAGATTGTGTTCTGCATGAATGCAAAGGTGCTTCAATAGACTGATCGAGTACTCGTGAAATCTCGTATCTTCAGCAGGAGGATCTCCAAGACCCAAGTACGTGTATCGGCCAGGATGCTTGTCCTCATACTCTAAGATTTTCTTGTACATGCCAACACTTGCGTTTCTCTCTGGAGACTCCTCTTTGTTCTTCAGATAACCAAGGTAGAACAAAGAAATGAGCTTTTGGGTCGAGTCAACAGGCTCTCCTGTGACCCAGTTGAACATGCCAGACCAGCTTGCAGACTTGTGTCCTGCTGTTATTTTAAAGGGGTAGTCCGAGATTCTGATGATGGTTTGTAGCATTCTTGAGATGAGCCAAACCTGGAACTTTGTCCGTGCCAGTTCTGGCAATTTTTCAATCATTTTTTGTGGCTTCGGAATGCAAGGTGGACTGACAAAACCCTCCATCATAATGTAACGTGACAGTGTTGCAATCTCTTCTGTGCGAGCCTTGTCCTCCAGAAGCATGAGCAGGCAAAATTTGAACATTTTGTTGGCTCTTTGCTTTCCAGCTAGATAATCCTTCTCACTGCCAGCCCAGAATGGCACTTCATAAAAGTCACGCCAGAACCAAAAGAGATTGAACCCAGTGGAGAGGCACTTCACCACATTTGTCAGCTTGGACATCTTAAAAGAGTTGAATTCAGTCCAAAACCACCCATCCTCAAACTGAAGGCCTTTGAAGCACTGAGATCGGTGTAGCTTTCCAGTGATGGCAGACTCTGGAAAAGCTATGGAATAAAAGACATGGCTCCCAGAGTTGGTGGGCTTAATCAGAAGGAAGATGTCGAAGAATCTCAGCTTCTTGATGATGAACTTCTGGCGGCCACAATGCTGTTTCAGGCTGATGCTCAGCTCCACTCCAATGCAAGTGCACATAAAGAGCCATAGCCCAATAGGCAAGCTGAGGAAAGTTAGAGCAGATTGATACCAGGGGTTATCTTCCTTCTCCAAACCATGCAGGGATTGAGCTTCTGCTCCTGCCTTCACAGCTTCGATCATTGGAGCTGGGGGGGTCTGTGACAATTCTTGATTGAACATTGAATCATCTTGGTGCAAGAACATGTCAATGTCTCTGGTATCAGTTGTCAGAGGGAAAGTCTTCTTAGACTCCTCTCTCTTCTTGATGATTGTTGGGTGATTTCTGAATTCCTTAGCTTCCACTCCTTGGAGCGCTAGATCCAGTTTGTCCATCATGCCATTATCAATCTTGCAGCGGTGATACTTCATCCTGAGGGCCTTGGATTCTTCAATCTCTTCTACTGACAAAGAGCATAAAGCAGCTCTCCTCTCTCTCTCCACGTCCTCATCACATCTCTCCACTGTGCCATTGCTAACTGATCCATAGGCTGTCCTCCAAGCTCGGATGGTAGCATCAGTCCCTCCAGTGATAACAGGCAGTTCCGTTAGCCTCGAAAGGGAAGTGGTGTCTCCAGAGACCTTAGGAATTACTCCGGGAAAAGGGACCGTGGATTTGTGGCTCCAGGCAGACCTTTCAGCACCTTTGTTGAATTCCGTTTCAAACTCCCTCACCATCTTGAGACTTTCGTCCCTGTTCCTGTCTAGCCTCTCTTGCTCAGTGAGGCTCTCAGAGAGGTAGTGGTTCTTGTCAAGATCATCCTGGGCTGCCTTGATAGAGTCAACAACAATGTGTGCTAGATATTCTTTGTCTGGCTCCATCTGTGAGAAATTTGAGAACATTCTCCGAGAGAAAGGAGAAAATTTTGCTTCAGTGGTGTCCCAGTCTGGCTGAACAGAGTGGAAGGCTGCTTTGACCTCTCTGCTTCTCTTGTCCTCATCCACATCATCATACTCTGGGATGATCATCTTCGTCGTCATTTCCAAGTGGACTGCCCTGGAAACCAGGAACCTAAAGCATAGCTCATCCACCTCTTGCTGATTTAGGTTGAGGTTTGTCACAACAGTAGTTTCACTCACAACCACCACTCCGAAGAGTATGCTAACCGATGAGGATCTGTTGTGTAGGGCAACTTCATACTTGCCAACCTTGGTATTGAAGGCACTGATCAGAGACTGTTCCTGATCTGATCGATTCGTTGTGAACTCAACAACAACCTTGCTTCCATCGAGCCTCTGAGAAATGAAATCAGGAGTCCAGTGATCAAATGTGTCATTCACTAGAGGAAAATGATCCTTTAGCGGCATGTCTGATGCATCACACCAATGTGCAAAGGTGAAATCATGGACAAATGATGAAGCAGCCTGAGTCTTCACCTTAAATTTCGGACCAATTGAAGATCCAGTGACTGATCCTGGAGGGATGGTGTCCAGGTCAAAGTCCATCAGAACATCCGATCCCTCTGTCCACAGCAAGAAGGATGGGATGGGTGGTCTCATGTGACTCGATGTATAGGTCACTGCAGGTGGACAGTTTAGTCCCCGCTGAGGATTTGTTCTCGAGCATATCGCTAAAAGCATCTTGGCGTCTTTGTGT